AGTAAAGTCTGGTAATACATTAAAACCAGATGCTGATGTATCTAATTATTCTGAAATTGTATATGAAAATAGTTTGTATATTAATAATAGCAACTATCTCATTTCTGGGGTAACTACAAATACTTTTGATATTTTCTTACAGAGAATACCAGAGAAAAAACAATACAGTAAATCAGATTGTGATAAGTTGGAGTATTTAACAGAATCAAAATCTGCTTTTGGATCAGTAAATCGAATTGAGATTACTTCTGGTAAAGTTGATTATATTGATGTTCCAGTACAAACCAGTACACAATCCGAACTTGGTAGAGATGCTAATATTATTCTAAATTCTGCTGTTATTGGTGATGTTAAAGAAGTATCAATAATTAATGAAGGGTTTAATTATCCTTCTGATCCAACTTTAAGACCTTCTGCATATATTTCACCTCAATTATTCATTAAGGATGCAAATGGTATTAAGAGTATTGACGTTACTTTTGGTGGAAAAAATTATAGTGTTGAACCAAATATATTAATTGTTGATGAGATAACCGGAAATGTACTTGATACTGGAATTCTAACTACTAATCTTTCTGGTAATTCTATTGGCAGTGTTACTATCGAACAGAATCCAGTTGGTTTGCCAGATACTAGAATCAAATTGATGACAGTCAACAATACTAATGGTTTTACTATCCAAAAAGTAGAATATCATACAGATGAAGTTTTCTATATCTATATTTCTCAACCAGTTGATGGTTTCGTAGAAAACCCATTTGCACCTGGAGATGAGATATTCATTGAAAACATTCAAAGAGATACGACTGAGATTGGTGATGGTTTTAACTCTAGTGATTATGGATACAAGTTCTTTAAAGTCATTGATTTTGATACCACTGGTTTACTTGCTAGAATTAAAGTAGATGCTTCCGAATTTACTAATACCGTTGGTAAACCAAAACAGATTCAGGACTATGTTCCTCTAGTTACAAATAGAAAGTCGTATCCAACATTCAGTATTACTAAAGAGAAACTTTTATTTGCAGTAGGTGAAAAACTCCAAGTTCAAGGTCAACCAATTGATTTAAAAATTACAGATTCAAACACATCATTTATTAAAGTATTTGGTTCATACGCATTGTCTGTTGGTGAGACTATTGTTGGTAGACAATCTGGAACAACTGTTACGATCTCAGAAATAAGAATCAATGAAGCTCAATTTGATATTGATTATTCAACTAAGGTTACTACAGGGTGGTCCAATAATATTGGTAAGTTAAACAATGATATTAACGTAATTCCAGATAACGATTACTATCAAAATCTTTCTTATACTATTAAGAGTCCAATTACCCATGAAGAATCTAAGACTGTTGTCAATAACTTCTTACACACAATAGGAACTAAGAACTTTAGTGATACTGGAATCACCTCAGAATCTAAACTTAGAATAACTAGTGAAGATTCATCTTCTATCATAAGAGATGTTGTTGAAGAACATAGAGTAGATACTATCTTCAATTTTGATATGGTCAAAGATATTGATTCTTTTGGTGGTTTCTCCAACTTCTTAAAGTTTGAGACTAAACTTCTTACACCTTATATCAATAATTCAACAAATGAAGTTCTAAAAGTTGATAATATTAATAAACAATTCTCTAATTTAGAATCTAATCTAAACCCATACTTAGATGTATATAACTTAACCACCACCAATAATGAGTATACCGAATTCTTAATCAGAATCCAAACGATTGATGGTAGTAAAGTTCAGTTTGCAAATTTAGTAGCAGTAAATCAAGGTAATGATTCATTCTTACTTGAAAAGGGCAATCTTGTTACCGTTGGTGCAGCTACAACTGAAGATCATGAATCGGAAAAAATTGGTGATTTTACTTTAGCAACTAGAAATACGGAGCATTTACTCAGATTTACTCCTATTGACTTTGCAGATACTGATTATGATATTAAGATACTTACAAATACTTTCAAATCTAATGCTATTGGCATTGCATCAACTACTATTGGTTTTATTGATAGAATAAACTCTGTTCAAAGATCCGCAGGTCTTAGTACTAATGTTGGTCTGACTACTAATATCATTTCACTTAATGCAAATAATGTTAGGTCTATACATGCATCAGTCCATATTACCGATGATTTTACAAATGAAATGCAATATTCTGAGTTATATGTAACTCATGATGGTACAAATTCATATGTATCAGAATTCTACTTTGACGATTATGGTTTTGACGGTAATGCATATTCTAGTAGATTATTTGGTGAGTTTAGATCAACATTAGATGATGGTGTGTTTGGTTTAGATTTTGAGAATACTGGTTCTGATAATAGTGTTACTATTAAGGCAAATATTGTTGGTTTTAATACAACAACTGCTGGTATTGGCACTTATAGATATAAAAAAGCAGGTACACCTGCTGGATTAGAAAGAAGCGCTGTTTCAGAATCTAGATATGCAGTTGGTGTGGCACCAGCACCAGTTGAGGTAATGAATAAGAGTGCAATATTCTTTAATGCTACTAAGTCTGTGGTAGAAGTTAGCATTGGGGATGAAAGAGCAGTTCATCAAATACTAACCGCATATAATGGTGAAGTATACATTAAACAACTTCCATTTCTATCTGTTTCTGGAATTAGTACTTCTGATACTGGTGTTGGATTGGGAACCTTCGGTTCCAGCATTTCTGATAACAATGAAATAATATTATCCTTCTACCCAGATACTGATTATTTTGGTAGTACTGTAAAAGTTTCATCGTTTAACCAAGCATTATATACTGATGTTGATTCTATCAATACTTATCCAAATCTAGAGTTTAGAAACAATGGCATTTTCTTTGGTGAAGAAGGTGTGGATGAAAGGTATTATAATTCTTTTAATGGTGAGAGAATTAATAGAACCAACTTTTTGATGTTTAGCAATGACAAAGCAATCTTTGGTAGAGAAATTGATACATCAGATATAACTCATCTCAATAAGAGTACAGGTGTCTTCACATCTGCAGATCACTTCTTTAGTGATAATGAAGAACTAATTTATACACCAAACTCTACTATTACTGGTATAGGTTCTACAGCACTTCTTTATAAGCAAGGTAGTGTGATTGACACATTACCATCTCAAGTCTATGTTGTTAATAAGACTGATGATACTTTCCAAATCTCTACAACTAGAGCTGGTGTAGCAGTTACTTTCTTACATGAAGGTGAAGGTAATGCACACATGTTTGAGATGAAGAAGAAGAATACTAAGTGTATATTTACAATTGATGATGTTATTCAGTATCCTATCTTCCCCAAACAGGTTTATCACAATCTTTCTAATGACATTTCGGTAGATCAAACTACATTCCAAATGACTGGAATTAGTACAATTGTACCTAAAAATATTCTGGAAATTGATGATGAATATATGAATGTACTTTCTGTTGGATTTGGTCAAAGTACAACTGGTCCAATCACAGGTATTGGTACATATAGTTTAGTAACAGTTAAGAGAGGATTCTTAGGAACTCGTTCAGAGTCTCATAGTGCAAATGCTGAGGTATCTGTCAATACTGGTGCATATAATATTGTTGGAAATACTTTACACCTTACCGACCCACCAAGAGGTAATGTTCAAGAACTAAAAGATGAAAGTAATTTGGATTCAATTAAGTCAGACTTTACTGGTAGGGTATTCTTAAGAAACGATTATTCTACAAACATTGTATATGATGATATTTCTGATAGGTTTAATGGTATTGGAAGAACTTTCTCACTAACAGTGGGAAGTGCAAATACTGTTGGTCTTGGTACTAGTGGTGGAAATGGTCTTCTGTTAATCAACGGTCTTTTCCAAACACCATCTACAGATAATAACCCCAATAATAATTTCACAATTGCAGAAAATGCTGGTATATCTAGTGTCATTTTCTCTGCAATTAGAACTGATGGTGATGTTGTTTCTGAATATGATATCAATCAGAATGACAGACCAAGAGGTGGTTTGATTGTTTCTCTTGGATCTACTTTGGGTATTGGTTATGCACCTTTAGTTGGTGCTATCGTTAGACCTATTGTTAGTGCTGCTGGAACAATTACTAGCATTGTAGGTTCTTCTTATACAGGAACTCCAGTTGCAGTAAGTACGGCATCTTATAACAATTACTCGGGAATGCTTGAAATTACTACAGATCAACCTCATATGTTATCTGAACGTGATCTAGTTAGACTTTCTGGTCTTGGATTTACTTGCCCATCCAGCACACTATTCAATATTCCAAACAATCAAATTATTACAACAGAAAATAAAGTAACTGCTTATGATGGTGCTGCTAGCGATCGTTTTGGGTATTCAGTAGCAGCAGGTGACGGTATAGTTGTTGTTGGAAATTATCGTGATGATGATGATGGATTTGGTTCTGGATCAGCATATATCTTTGATCCTGCTGGCAATTTATTATCGAAAATAACTGCTTCTGATGCTGCGGAGGGTGATTATTTTGGTGAAGCAGTTGCAGTGGGGTCGAATAGAATTGTTGTTGGTGCTCATTATGAACAAGATAATGGAGTAGATTCTGGAGCAGCATATATTTTTGATCTTGATGGAAATGAATTAGCAAAGATCACTGCTTCTGATGGTGCTGCTGGTGATCGTTTCTCTAGTAATGCAGTAGCAGTGGGATCTAATAAAATTGTTATTGGTTCGTATTATGACAATGGGAGTGATCCTGGATATGCATATATCTATGATCTTGATGGAACCAATGAAGTAAAAATCGCTGCTTCTGATGGTGCTGCTGGTGATGAATTTGGTTGGTCAGTAGCAGTAGGATCGAATAAAATTGCTATTGGTGCTCCAAATCATAATAGTAATACTGGATCTGTATATATCTTTGACCTTAATGGCAATCAATTAACTAAAATAGTTGCTTCTGATGCAGAAACTGGTGATTATTTTGGCAAGTCAGTATCAATAGGAGATGATAAAATTGCCGTTGGTGCTTATGGTGATGATGATAATGGCAGTCTTTCTGGATCAGTATATGTCTTTGACCTTGATGGTAATCAATTAACTAAAGTTACACCTTCTGATGGTGCTGGTTTTGATTATTTTGGTTACTCAGTAGCAATAGGTAATGGTGTACTTTTTGTCGGTTCTTATAGAGATGATGATCTTGGAGGTGCCTCTGGTTCAGTATATGTCTATGATTTAGAAGGAAATGAGGAAGGTAAAATAATTCCTTCTGATGGTTATACTACTGATTATTTTGGTTATTCAGTGGCAGTAGGATCTGACGTAATAGTTGTTGGTGCTTATCAAGATGATGACAATGGAACTGATTCTGGATCGGCATATATCTATAATTTGAAATCTTCTGTACAATATCCAACCTTCTTCCCAAGATCAACAAACACCGATCTTGAAAATCACTTCCCAATCGTCAGTGTTGCTTCTAGCACAACATTTGTTGCTGAAGTTGGTGTAAGTACACTTCCACATAATTACACTGGTATGGGCACTGTTTATCCATGGTATACCTTAAATAATGGTTCTGGTTATAGAGGAAATGTTTCTATCGGTATTACTCAGGCAGGACACACTGGAACTGCAGCATCTATTACTGTTAATGTTGGTGCTGGTGGTACACTTGGATTTACTATTAATGATGGTGGAAGTGGATATAGCACTACAACTAAAACAGTTGTATCATTGCCAGATCCATCATACCAAAACTTAGAAGTTGAAGGTGTTTCTAGAATTGGTCTTGGTGAAACTACAACTACTGGTATCGGTCTAAAATTAAGTCTTGAAGTTGATTCAAATCCATATTATGCTGGTGGCAGATTCTTAGATGCTGCAAATCTCATTGAAAGAAACAAACAGTTGATTGCTGATGTTTCTGTTGGTAGAATGCTTGCATACTACCCAACCCACGTTGTTCCTGGTGGAAACCAAGAGTGTGTAGATGATGTCAAGTCTGTCTTAGATACTGTAATCTACAACATGAGATTTGGTGGCAATGATAGAGTTCATGAAGCTGCCTCAGTATATTTGGATAATCAAACTCTACTAGCAGGTGAAGAAGAACAATCAATTTACACATTTAATGTAGCACGTGATCTTGCTATTCAGGCAATGAGAAACGAACCGATTGTAACTAGATCTATTACTAGTGGAACTTTTGCAGATGCAGCAAATCTAATTTCTGCAAATAAGGAGTTAATTGCTGATGTTGCCGTTGGTAGAATGTTAGCACAATATCCAGAGTTTGTTATCCCAGGTCAACAGCAGATTCAACCAACTAATGTAACCTATGAACCAGTTAGTGGTCTTTCAACGATCACTTATGCAAATCACGGTCTATTTGTAGATGATATCATTAGAATTGCTCCAGGTTCATTGACCTTTACATGTTCTAGTGATAATTATCAGACTGAGGTATCTTATCCACGTGAAAATGACAACAATATCTATGGTCAAGATATTCGTATTATATCAGTTACTGACAATACATTTACAATTAATGCTGGTATTTCAACGGCAGTAAATCATCAACCAACTGATGCAACTTATGATCCAGCAACTGGTATTTCCACAATCACAATTCCTAATCATGGGTTAACTACTGGTACAAGAGTATTCATGACTGCTGGTGGATTTACATTCACTTGTGGTATGGATAATCATGCTACAGAGCATACTTATCCAAGAGCATCTGATGATAATTATAATACTACTGTAGGTATTACGTCTACAACGACAAATACAATTACATTACAACTTGCTGCTTCTGGTCCAAATCAATACTATACCCCAACTGACGTAACTTATGATCCAGCAACTGGTATTTCTACCATGACAATTGGTGAACATGACCTTGTTGCGGGTCTTCCAATTATCATTCAAGATAATTCACTCACATTTACATGTGATATGGATGGCAATCAAACCCAGAAGTCTTACCCAAGACCTGCTGCTAATGGTAAAGCAGCAGATTATGCAAGTGGAAGGTCAATTTCTATTGCATCAACTACTGACACTACAATTACTATTAATGTTGGTGCTTCTGGTGAAAATCAACTCTTTACACCAACAGATGCAACTTATGATTCAACTACTGGTGATCTGGTATTAACAATTGGTGCTCACACATTAGATATTGGTGAAGGTATTGTTATTGTACAAGATTCTATAGTATTCTCTTGTGATCAAGATAACTACAGCACATTACACGCATACCCAAGAGATACTGATCCATACGGTAATAACCGTTCTGTAAATATTATTGGTATTACATCAACCACTATTACAGTAAATGTTGGTGATGCTGGTTCTGCAGTCGGTGCCGCACACTCATTCGTTAGTGCTGCAGTAAACTCGATCCAACACTTACCACAATCTGTTCATACTTTTGTTGGTGCTGCAACTTCTGCAATTCAGCATCTTCCACAAGTTGGACATACATTTATATCTGCACTATCTAATGCGATTGTTTCTGGTGGTGAATATGAGCATCAATTTGTTGGTGCATCTTCAACTGCTATTACAATCAATATTAATAGAGAGTGTACTGATGATATTGAAGATGTATTAGAAACAATTGCATTTAATTTAACTTATGGTGGAAATGATCGTGTTTATGATGCTGCAAAAATTTATATTGATGGAGCACATGTCGAAAATGAAGAGGAGCAGTCAATTTATGCCTTTGAGCAGGCAAGAGATTTGGCAATTCAAGCTATGCGTAATGAAGTAATTACCATAAATGGTTACTCTACTGAAACTCAATTCATTGACAATTCCATTTTAGTTGATCCAGATTATCTTGCCGATCCCGCTAATCCAAAATGTGCTACTGTTGCTTCTGCTATCGATTCCTTTGTTGGAATCATAACACAGGCAATCGGTCTTGGAACTTTACCAGGTAGAACTGTAAATGCAACACTTTATAGCACTGAATCTCAAGTTATTGATAATACTGTAATTGGTGATGAATCACAATCACCAGGTGTATACAATTTTGAAAGTGATTGTGCAAACGTTGCATCTGCTATTGGTTCTTATATTGGAATTGTTACTACAACAATTGCAAATGTTGTTGCCTATGGTGCTACTGCACAACATGCAGCAACTAAGACCGTTGCTCCAGGTTCTCTATTCAGTGTTAAGAACTTTACTGTAGCAAGAGCAGGTTATTCTTTCGAGAAAGGTGATGTAATTAGACCAGTTGGTCTTGTAACAGATTACAGATTATCCGAACCATTAAATGATTTCACTTTAACTGTTTTAGATACCTTCACCGATTCTTTCGCACTTTGGCAGTTTGGTAATCTTGATTATATCGATTCAATCAAACCATATCAAGATGGCAGAAGACTTGCATTCCCACTTTATTACAATAACCAACTCTTAAGTTTTGAAAGAGATAAAGATGCTGATTTTGAAATGAGAAATCTTCTTGTTATCTTTGTCAATGGTATTCTTCAAGAACCTGGCAAATCATATGATTTTACGGGTGGCACTCAGTTCGTATTTACATCTGCACCTAAGCAAGAAGATAATATTAACATATTCTTCTATAGAGGAACAATAGGCAGTGACAGTGATTTGATTTCTGATATTGCACAAACGTTAAAGATTGGTGATACTGTTAAGGTTGATAAAAATAATGATATTGCTAGCACCATAGAGCAGAATTCTAGAGAAATTATTAATATTCAATTCGCAGACAGAATTGAAACTGATCTTTACTCTGGACCTGGTATTGACCAGACTAATCTCAGACCTTTACATTGGATTAAACAGAAGTCTGAAAAAGTTGTTTTTGGTCAAACCGTTCCTAAAACTAGAGACTCTATTGAAGGTCAAATTTACCCAACCACAAAACTAATTTCTGGTTTGACAACTACAAGCAATGAAATCTTCGTAGAGAATGCAGAATTGTTTAACTACAATAATGAAGTTGCTAATAAAAACTTTGATTTGTTGGTCGTAAATGGTATTTCTACAACTCCTGTAGGATCTTTTGAACTTCTAGAAAATGTGTCTTCGGTTCAAGGTTTTGCTGGTGTTATTACTGGCATTACTTCTACTACTGGTATTGGTACTGATAAAGCAATTCAGTTCTATTTGAGTAATTTAGAGTCTGATACATTTGTAACTGCTGGTTTATCAACTGGTTATAACATGTATGTTTATGATACACGAGTTGGATCAGGTGTAACTACACTTTATCCTTCTGGTAGTGTAGTTGGTATTGGTTCTTCTTATATTGATTGTATTTACAATGTTACTGCATGGTCTGGTGTTGTTGGTGATGATAATGTAGGTCTTGTTACTTGTAATGTACATCCAGATACAGATCTCACTAATATTACTGCATCTGGAACTGAAATTTCACCTGTTGGTAAGTTTACTTGGGGAAGATTAAGTGGTTTCACCAGAAGTGCAAATCCAATTGCACTTGATATTTCAGAAAAAGTTGGAGATGTCGGTCTCAGTACTTATCCAACGATTCAAAGAAGAGGTTTAGGTCTAAAACTTGTATATGATACAGGTGCTCTACCAAACCGTTTAGTATAACCTTATAAATACATAAAAAACTATTAGAATGGCATCCATAGTAACAGATCAATTTAGAATATTTAATGCGGGGAATTTTGTAGATTCTGTTAATACCAATTCTTACTATGTCTTTTTGGGTTTAGCAAATCCTAATGATGGTGGATTTGGGAGGAAAAGTGGTTTGGTAGGAACACAAACCACTTGGGATTCCAATCCACCTTCACCTGTAGACAATTTACAATATCTTTCCCATTATAAGGATAGTCTTCTTTTTGGTAAGAAAATTATTTCTTCTAATGTAAGGAGAGTAGTAAGAAAAGTAAATTGGGTATCTAACACAAGATATGATATGTATCGTCATGATTACAGTCCAACAAATCTAACTCCAAATTCAAACTTACCTAGATTATATGACTCTAATTTCTATGTAATGAATAGCAATTTCAGAGTATATGTTTGTATTGATAATGGTTCTTCTGGGTCAAATACGTTAGGTAATAAATCCCAAGATGAACCTACTTTCATCGATGCTGAACCATCATCTGCTGGTTCTAGTAATGATGGTTATATTTGGAAATATTTGTTTACCGTCTCTCCATCAGATATTATTAAGTTTGACTCTACCGAATATATCATTCTTCCAAATAATTGGTTAACTGATACTGATAGTGAGATTCAGAGAATTAGAAATGCAGGAAATTCTGAAATAGAAGAAAACCAGATTAAGAAAATCTATATCGACACTGAAGGTGATGGTTACGTAAATGGTGAATATACTGTAAGAATTAATGGTGATGGATCGGGTGCCACTGCTTTAATTACTGTAGAAAATAGTTCTATTAAGAGTGCTATAGTTACTTCTGGTGGTAGTGGTTATACTTATGGTATTGTTGACCTAGGACCACTTAGAACTGGAACCCTTTCACAAAATGCTAAATTGATTCCAATCATTCCACCATCAAATGGACATGGTTACGATATTTACAAAGAATTGGGTGCGGATAGAGTTCTAATTTATGCAAGATTTGATGACTCTACTAAAGATTTGCCAATTGATACAAAATTCTCTCAAGTTGGTATTCTAAAAAATCCAACATATGTCTCATCAAGTACAATCTTCGATGAAAATGCATTTTCTGGTTTGAGCTCTATTAAACTTTCTTCTATGCCAGGAAGACCTGTTATTGGTGAAAAAATTACTCAATTGACAACCGATGGAAATACTGCAACTGGGTATGTTGCATCTTACGATGAAGATACTCAAGTTTTGAAATATTTTAGAGACAGATCTTTATATTTTCCAAATAGAACAGATGAAACCGATGACTCAGATGTCAGTGATGTCTCTGTAATTCACGACTTTGAATCAATTGCAAATAACATTCAATTTATAACTTCTGGATTTAATGCACCGATTGATACCACATTCAGTGATAATAAAGTTACGGTTGGCAATAAAGTTATTAATCTGGGGGTTTTATTTCAGAATGGTCTCTCTTCGTCAGAGATAAATAAGAAGTCTGGTGATGTAATCTATATTGACAACAGACCCCTGGTTACAAGAAATTTAAGACAAAAAGAAGACGTTAAAATTATCCTGGAATTCTAATGGCACAGAAAACAAATTTAAATATAAGCCCATATTATGATGATTTTGATGCAAATAAAAACTTATACAAAATTTTATTTAATCCAGGAAGACCAGTTCAGGCTAGAGAATTAACGTCAATTCAGTCTTTACTGCAGAATCAAATTGAATCTTTTGGTAGTCACTTATTTAAAGAGGGGTCAATAGTTGTTCCTGGTAGTCTTACATATGACGGACAATTTTATGCTGTTAAATTAAATCAAACTAATTCGGGTACAGATGTGTCACTGTACTTAGATAGTTTGGTTGGCAAAAAAGTTACTGGTCAAACATCAGGTATCAGTGCTAGAGTTCAATATGTAGTACATCCAAATGGTACTTCTGTATTAGATCCAACCATTTATGTAAAATATCTAGATTCGGATAACGATTTTAATTTTACACAATTTTATGATGGTGAGCAGATCACCGCAGATCAAAATATTACTTATGGTGGTACAACAATTGGTGCTGGAACACCAATTGCTTCTTGTATTTCTTTTAATGCAACTGCTATTGGTTCTGCAGTTTTCATTAGCGAAGGAATTTTCTTTGTAAGGGGTTTCTTTGTTAAAGTTTCAAGTCAAACATTAATCGTTGATTACTATAATAATACCCCATCTTATAGGATTGGTCTAACAATAGAAGAAAATATCATCACATCTAAAGATGATAAAACCCTTTATGATAATGCAAGAGGTTTTGAAAATTATGCTGCTCCAGGTGCAGATAGACTACAAATTACCTTAACTTTAGATAAAAAATTACCTACAGACTTAGAAGATAGCAACTTTATCGAACTTCTAAGACTTGATAGTGGCAAAATTAAGAAGATTGAAAATAAAACAACAAATTCGGTATTAAGAGATTATCTAGCAAAAAGAACATATGAAGAGTCTGGTGATTATGCAGTAGATCCATTCACACCATCCATTCATAATTCACTGAATGATAGACTAGGTAATAATGGACTTTTCTTTAGTGATGAAACCACTACAGATAATAATGTCCCATCTGAAGATTTAATGTGCGTAAAAATTTCTCCAGGAAAGGCATATGTAAGAGGTTATGATATTGAAAAAGTTTCTACGACTATTCTAGATGTAGAGAAACCAAGAGATACAAATTCAGAGAAAAATGTAGGAATCTCTTTTGAGATGGGTAATCTCATTAGAGTTAATAATGTTACAGGTACACCACAACAAAAAGGTGAAATAGATCTTTATGAAGATTTAGGTTCTACTGGCACATCTATAGGAAAGGCAAGAGTATATGCTTTTAATTTAACAGATTCTTCATATCAAGATGATACAACCCTTTGGGATATGTATCTCTATGATATCCAAACTAATACAAAACTCACTTTAAACCAAGCAGCAAGTACTGCAGAAATTCCAGCTTCTTCTTACATTAAAGGTAAGAATAGTGGTGCTACTGGTTATACCGTTGCAGATGCTGCTGGTACAAATACAATAAGTGTAAGGGAAACCTCTGGTACTTTTATTGTCGGTGAAGCAATTCAAGTTAATGGCATTGACTTCCCAAGAACAATTACTACATCTAGAGTTTATAATACTCAGAGCATCAAATCATTCAAACAAGATGTTTTTGCAAGTGTAGGTATTGCAACATTTACTGCAGATGCTACCTTAGATAGATTTAGATTTATTGGTGGTATTGAGCAAGTTAATATTTCTGCACCAGTTGCAAGTAAATGTACAGTAACCGCACCAGGTAGACAATTCAATGTCAGAGTTGGAACTGTAGTTAGATATCAAGAACCTGGTCAGTCTACAGAAACTTATAGTAAAATTGTAGAAGTATCAAATGATAATGCATCTTTCAAAATTGAGGCACTTGGTCAGAGTGTAACAGGTGTTTACAAGGGTTCTCTTCCCACTAGTGCAATTCAGGTAAATATGTACCCATCTGCCACTAGAATTAGAGGAACAAATGATGGGTATCTTTATACTATGGTACCTCATCAAAATATTTCAAATGTAAGTTTATCTGGTTCTACACTTACTATAAGTGTTCAATTAACTGGACAAACTATTGCTAACAACAGTATCACTCTAAGTGCAGCAACGGTTGCATCTGGAATTGACGTAGAATCTGCATATTTTGATTCCTTTGATCAAGAAAGATATTCCATAGTCTATAGTGATGGCAGTATCGCTACTTTATCTCCAGATACTGTACAAATTACTAATGAGACTCTAACAATTACAAATCTTGTCAATGGAACTGCAACTATTAATGTAACTCTTGTTAAGAATGGTGTTAAAAATAAGGTAAAAAATTATATTAGAAGTGAGAGATTGAATGTAACAAAATCGATGTTCAAACAATCTGGTGCAGATGCAAATACATCTATTGGTGATGGTTTAACATATAACAAATATTATGGTTTAAGAGTTCAAGATGAAGAAATTTCTTTAAACAAACCAGATATTGTTAAAATAATGGGGATATTTGAATCTTTTGATTCTAATACTCCAGTTTTAGATAGATTACTTTTCACTTCTACGGATAATGTTAGTGTCAATGCTATTAAGGGTGAAAATATTATTGGCAGAGAATCCAAAGCAGTAGCAAGAGTTGTTGAGAAACTTTCAAATCCAGCAAATACATTAGAGATTGTATATCTCACCAATGATAGATTTAATGTCGGTGAGGCAGTTGATTTTGAAGAGTCGAATATTATCACAAAGATTGAAGCAATTTCTTTAGGTAGATATAAAGATATTACTAACGATTTTGAGTTGGATAAGGGTCAAAAAGATCAATATTATGATTTCTCTAGGTTAATTAGAAATAAAAATGCATCCGTACCTAGTAGACCAATTACAGTTATCTATGATTATTTTGATGTATCATCAGATGACAATGGTGATGTATTCACCGTATTGAGCTATGATAAAGATAGATTTGCACATGATGTACCAATGACAAATTCTGGTGTCAGAGCCTCTGACACTTTAGATTTTAGACCAAGAGTATTGCCATTTACTGCAATAAACAAGTCTCCTTTCGAATTTTCATCAAGAGATTTTGGTACAAATCCAAGAATTGTTCTGACACCCAATGAATCATTTACAATCTCTTATGATTACTATCTTCCAAGAATTGACACACTTTATTTGAGTAAAATTGGAGAATTTGTTTTAGAAAAAGGAATATCTGCAATTAATCCAAAAGCACCAACTAAGAGTGATGCTATGATGGAGATTGCAACTATACAGTTACCACCATATCTCTATAATCCTCAAGATGCTGTTATTAATCTTAGAGATAATAGAAGATATACAATGAGAGACATTGGTTATCTTGATAATAGAATTGAAAATCTGGAGAGAGTAACATCATTATCTTTCCTTGAAGTTCAAACTCAGACTTTACAAGTACAAGATGCTGATGGTAAGAATAGATTTAAGAGTGGTTTCTTTGTTGATGACTTTAGAAATAATTCATTAATGAACGGTGGTTTATCTACAGTTCAGGTAAATCCAACTGCTCGTGAAATGATTCCTATGATTACTAGGAATTCTATTAAAAATAAAGTTATATCTGCAGTTGATCTTGTGGATGAAACACTGGATTACCAATCTAATTTTGAACTTTTAGATTCTAAAATTCAAAAAACTGGTAATGCAATTACATTAAAATATGAAGAACAAGATTGGATTCAACAGTTGTATGCCACAGGTGTTGAAAATGTTAACCCATTTAATGTTGTCATATACACTGGTATTATTCAACTCAACCCAGCAGTTGATACTTGGGTAAGAACTATTCAACTACCAGATAGAAATGTTAATATCACTAACAATTCTTCTAGAACTATAACTAGAGACCTTTCTATCGATTTAAGACAAACTATTAATAATCCAGTTGTTAGAGAAAATAACTCTACAAGTGTAAGACGTATTGCAAACCCAAGTAGAAGGGGAACTAGAGCAGTTGTTGGTAGCACTAGTAGCACATCTACTAGTACACAGTCTTTCAGAGCATCTAGCAGATCTTCAAATACGACATTTGATACTATTACTAATACCGACATTTCAATAAGAAATGTTTTGGTTGCTTCTGGTGATGAATCATTTATGAGATCTAGAAATACAGAGTTTACTGTTTCTAATCTCAAACCATCCACACAGTATTATCAATTCCTAGATGATAATAGTGCGGTTGATTTCACACCAAAACTGATTGAAGTTGCAACTGACAACACTCTCGCATCTAGTGGAACAAGTGGTATTTTCAGAACAGGTGAGACAGTTGTTGGTTCTGTAAATGGTAGAAATTTAATTAGTTTTAGACTTGCAACACCAGATCATAAGTTTGGTCCATTCAATGCACCCACTACCAAATTCAACATTAACCCATATATTAAGACAGAAACTCTTCTCTCTTCTTATAGTAATACTACAAAAGTTTTAAATATTGACACTAATTCATTATGCGAAGAAGCACAAGGCAGATTTAATGGATATCTAACTAAAGGTATGCTCTTAGTTGGTCAAACTAGTGGTGCAATTTGTTATGTAAAAGATCTCAGACTTGTCTCCGACAATTACGGTGATCTAATTGGCACATTCTTCTTGAGAGAACCAAATACAGTTCCCGTACCAACAGTAAGAATTCCAACTGGCACTAAGACATTTAAACTTACCTCTAGTAAGACAAATGAACATGTTACACCTGGTAGCAATAAGATTTCATTTGCTGAAGTTGGATACACTGCAGATGGAACACTAAATCAATGGGAAAATGAAATCACTACAATTACCAGCAACCTTACTACTAGGACTGTTACTAACTTAAATGCAAATCTTACAACTAATCTTGTAACTACAACTAGGAATACTTCAACAACTGTTGCAGAATTTTTTGATCCACTGGCACAATCATTTACTGTTGGTGGAACGGTAGAAGCCCCTGGTGCAAATGATAGTATCGATGATATTAATGGTGCATTCTTGACTTCTGTTGGTTTGTTCTTTAAGTCCAAAGATAATGGAACAGCACCATTGAGAGTTGAAATTAGAACAGTTGAACTGGGTACACCTACTAGAATCGTTCTTGGTAAGGCAGTTACTTTGAGACCAGAACAAGTGCTAATCTCTGATGATGGTGAAACAGAAACAAAGGTTACTTTCCCAGAACCAATCTACTTAGCACCTGGAACTGAGTATTGTGTTGTTATCATCTCTGCTCACTCTGATGAATATGAGATGTTCATCGCAACTATGGGTGAACCAAGCATTAAGACACAATCACTGCCATCTACAGAGTCTGTCATTTATTCTAGACAGTTTGCCATGGGTTCTCTGTTTAAATCACAAAATGGTTCAATTTGGACAGCAAATCAATATCAAGACCTTAAGTTCAAACTCTACAAGGCAAAATTTGTAGAATCTGTTGGTACAGCATTCTTTACAACACCAACTCTTAATGAGAGTAATGGTTATGTCGCACCTCTACCCACAAACCCAATTACAACTTTACCAAAGACCGCAATTCTTGGTATATCAACTACAACAACATTAAATTCTGTGATGGAAGATGGAAGAAAAATTGCAGGTTCTCTTCCTAATACATATGCATATGTTATTGGTAGAGGATCACAAGTAAGCACAACTACAGTAACAACTGCAGGTGAGAACTTCCCACCAAGTGCAACTCTTGCCAATCTTCCAACAACTAATATTATTGGTAGGGGTTCTGGATTGAGAGTTACCGTTACTACTAATAGCTCTGGTGCAGTATCTGCAATATCTGCAATTACAGAAAGTGGCACTGGTTATGAAGTTGGTGATGTTGTTGGTCTTACAACTTCTCAAGGTAGAAATGTTGAAATTTCTGTCACTGCAATTAATGGCATTGATACATTATATCTCTCTGGCCTTCAAGGTGAATCAAATGCATTTTCTGTAGGTTCGAATTTAAGTTTCTACCCAGATGATGTAGAGGATCCGATTGTTTCACTTGCTGCCACTACCATTACTAATTTTGTTCCAGATGGTGGTATAAATTCTGGTAACTTTATCAAAGTTGATCATTTTGATCATGGTATGTATTCTGGTATTGATAAAGTTTCAATTGGAAATGTTGCCTCTAGTTATGCACCAACAACATTGAGTGCTTCTTTAAATCTAAATGAAAATATTACTATTAGTGTTGCTAGCACGGCAAACTTTACAACTTTTGAGGGTAGACCAGTTGGTGCGGCAAACACTGGTTATGTTAAAGTTGGTGAAGAGATTATTGGTTATACAGCAGTTCAAAATGGTTCTCTAACAATATCAACAAATAATGGTAGAGGTGTTGATTCAAGTTTAATTACACTCCATGATCAAGGTAGTCTCATTACTAAGTATGAATTAAATGGGGTTTCACTTAGAAGAATCAATAAAATTCACAATATTCATTCTTCAAACATTGAAATTGATTCATACTACATTGAAATAGATAGACAAGAAAATGGCACAGACAGAAGAAGTGACAATTCTTTAGCAAGTGCACCTCAAATGTCATTCTTTGATGAAGGTGCATATGGTGGTGACACTTCAACTGCATCTGAAAATATTAATTATAGTAGCATTATTCCTTCATATGAGTTACTCACACCAGGGACACAAACATCAGTAAATGCATTTGTTAGAACTGTAAGTGGTACTAGCCCTGGTGGTTCTGAATCACCATTTGTTGAGCAAGTTTCTGAGCCAATACAATTAAATGCACTCAATAGACTAAATTCTTTGAGATTAATTGCCTCGGAGGTTAATGAGAAAAACCAACCAGGACTACAAAATCTATTCAGAAACAAGTCATTCCAAACTGGTATTACTTTCTTATCTTCAAACACAAATCTTTCACCAGTAGTCTATCTTGATAATGCAATTACAGAGTTTAGATCTAATAGACTAAACAGACCAATCAATGATTATATAACTGATCCTAGATCTAATGCAATTTTAAATGATCCACATGCTGCTGTTTATGTCTCAAATACAGTAAATCTGGCACAACCTGCAGATACTCTAAAAGTTATTTTCAGTGCTTATAGAGATGCAAGTGCAGACTTTAGAGTTCTCTATAGTCTAATAAAAGCAGATTCTTCTGAGGTTGCACAGCAGTTTGAATTGTTCCCAGGTTTTGATAATACAAAAGTAATTAATGATGATGGTTTTGCAATATTAGATGCATCTAAGAATAGTGGTAGACCCGATGTTTATGTACCCCCAAGTTTAAATCAAGAATTTTCAGAATACACATTTACTGCAGAAAATCTAGATTTATTCATCGGTTATACAATTAAAATTGTTATGTCTGGTACAGATCAATCTAAACCACCAAGAATCAGAGAATTTAGAACACTTGCAGTGAGATAAAAAATGATCAAAGTTGAAGGGTATCAAAATTTATATCGAGATGAAGAAAGTGGTGCTATCATTAATTGTGATTCAATATCATATGATCAATATGTCAATTCTATCGTACAAAGAGACGTTCAGAAGAGAGAACTTGATCAAATGAAAAAAGATATTGATGAAATCAAATCCCTTCTTAAGGAGTTTTTAAATGGACCCAAATGAAATAAAACTTGAAAGACTATCTAAAGAATTTGAATATCATAAAATACAATCAGATATTGATACAATTAATGATATTGATTTACTAAAAAAGGTAGCAAAATCCTGGGCAAAATTGTACTTAAAGCAGCAAGAAGTATTGGCTGCAATAGACAATATATAAGGTCCCTAAATAGTTAAAAGAAATAGAATATTCAGATGTCTGCTGTTTATGTTAACAATTTAATTATTAATACAGGAACAGACTTTGAACAGATCTTTACCTTAGCTAGTAGTTCTGGTAATAGTGCTTTGGATTTGCGTGATTATACAGCTGTTGCTAAGCTATCCAAACACCCATATAGTGCAAATAAAGTTGATTTTGCCGTAGATTTTGTTTTGCCTCAAGAAGGTATACTTGAAATTAGTTTGACGCAAGCACAAACTGCAGCACTGAAAGAAGGTAGGTATGTATACGACGTGGTATTAGATGATGGTTCTAAAAAAACTAAGGTCGTTGAAGGAATGGTATTCGTAAGAAAAGGAGTTACTTACTGATGCCTAGAATACCCGTAAGAATAGGTCAAGAAAATAGAGTAAAGGTTATAACCGCTTTTGGTTCACCTGATATTCCATATCTTGCAGTTAATGCTACTAATGTTGTCGGTGGTGCAGTAAGTACTACTGATTTAAATGTCACTGGTCCTGCTAATTTCACTGGAATATCAACATTTTCCAATGACGTAATTCTCAATCAAGACTTAGAAGTTGTAGGTCAATCAAGATTTATTGGCACGGCAACATTCTATGGTGGAACGATTGGTATTGGTAATTCTAATACAGATAACGTACAGTTTACTGCAGATGTAAACTCTAATTTTATCCCCAATTTTGATGATACGTATCTTCTCGGTACACCAGATCAAAGATGGAAGCAACTCAATGTTGCCAATATTTCATTAACTGGTATTACAACACTTCAAGCCGGTGTTGGTAAAACCTATGGTATTGCTTATTTTGGTCCGAATGCTGAAGTTGTTTCAACATTAACACCTTCAATAGGTATTCAAACCACTA